TTAGGAAGTAAGCCATCCTCTGAAGATTGATAATAAATAACATTACCAATTCTTAAATCTGTTTCTTTTATCATTTTGAATAATTTAATTTTTTTTATTACCCGGTACGAACTGCTAACAAGGTGTTTTGCAAAAAAGCGGTTTTAGTGCTAAACTCAACATTCTACTTCTATTGAACCTCGGTGCTAAACTGAACATTAGTATTTCAAATTCCCCACCTTCGCAAAGCCCCAGACCGTTGGGCGAAAGCTATCACCCTAAAATTTTAACGAGGTAATCAGACAAATTATTCGACACTTCGCCTTACATCCGTGTTTGCGAAATGGGCAACACCCTTGTGATTGCTCTCGTTGGCTGATTTTAAAATAAATTCAGCTTTGGTTAATTGAGAGAGTTCATCTTTATAATCATTAATCATCCAAACAATTGTATCCGACTTATCAGGTATTAATTCAGCTTTATAAACAACTCTCTCAAGATGAACTTTTTTTTCATTTATCAACTTTAGTACCTTTTCCATATCATTAGTAATTTTTATTTTAAAATAGCCCACTTCGCTAACGCCCAACATTATATTGGCAAAAGCAGGGCTGAATGCTATATGCTCAACAGAAGTACACTATTAAACTTTTGTACTTTGCCATATTATAACCATGCTGCTCTTACAGCATCCCTCATTTCGCTGTTTGTTCTGCCTTCCCATCCTGTTATCATTTTAAAACGCTTTGCATCCCACTTACTGCTTGTTGGCTTATACAGCTTATACTTAATGTCATTCTTTTTGCAAAACTTTTCGATCTGTTTACCTATTTCTAAGTTTGCACCAACATTTATTGATGTTTTTTCTCTTGCTCCAACATTTTTTTCAACCCATTTTTTTAACTTTTTATCAAAATATTTTGAATGGTGGTTAACAAGATTATTAAGCCAGCCTGCCTCGATGTAAACCATGTATTCAACCTTATCAGCTTCCTTGTAAATCTCATGCAATGATTTAAGCATATAGCACAAATCAAATAAATCCAAAGTGATTAATTGTACTATTTGCGATTTTTTAAATGGCTCAATTCTTATAACTGCAAAGCCGCTTTTATCAACATCGCCATCAATTCCAATTCTATAATTAATCATTGTTTATATTCTTTTTGCAAAATGATTACTCAATGTGGTAGTATCATTTGTTTTAACACAATCCAAAAGGCTTTTAAATTCGTTTCCATCCCTGTTTGATGGCTCAAGCCATACGTAATAAGGCAAATCAATAACCTCTACCTCTTTAACTATTTTAGCTTTTAAAAAATCGTTTTCCCTCTTACCTTCAACCTGGAATAGATGCACTATTTTATTCAATAAATCGGTAAGCCTTTCCTTATTTTTTACCTTACAGTAAACCGTAATAGGGCTTCTTTTTTCATCATTACAAAGTATCATGCTTGCCATATTCTTAAAATATTTTAGTCATTAAATCAATTGCAGTAACCCCGAAGTAATTAGCCAATGCTTCTACTTCAATAATCTTTGGGCTTTGCGTTAAATAGATGAAGCCTTTAATTTTACTTTTACCTAGTTGTGTTTCTGCAGCCAATGTTTCAATTTTAGTTTTATTAGCATTTTTAAGTACTAAAATGTTGGTGCTTATGTTTTCTGCTATACTCACTTTTAATGTTTTAAAAAAGCCCCGTTCAGATACACCGACTTTGATTTGGTGGCAGGGCTTTTGGGTTAGTTAGTTTATTGCCTACTTCTTATATGTGCTTCAATTACCTCATCCTCGTTTTTATATCTTTCTTCCTCCAATGCTAACCACTCATCTTTACTTCTAAACCATAGCTTTACTGGCTTTTGTATTGATACTTTTTTACTAGCCAATTTTTGTAATAATTCTTTAGGCAATGACCCATCTTGCAAAAACATATCATTACCACAATGAGGGCATACATCATACTGCTCATCATTCACATCATCTGTATCAGTTTTTAAGGCTGAGAATTGGCGAATACATTTAGTACAGTGATACATCTTATTAGTTTTTAGATAATTCAATTAATTTGTCTTGTACTTTTTTAGATATTTTAAAGTACTTTTTTAATGCATCAATACTACTTTTGCCCTCTTTCATCTTATTTAAAGCCCCGTCAAATTCCTTGGTTCCCTCATTTAACCATGGCAAATCATTCTGTTGTTGGCTTTGCTGTTGCTTTTTAGTATTATCTTGACTATCAAAATCAATTGTATTATCTTCAATATCAAAAAGGCTCATAAAAGCATATCGTTTTGCATAGGTGTTCATACCACCCATTTGCTGAGTTTCATTTGTAGCCGTAATCATAGGCTTTGCCGTTCTCATTTCGGTAACAAGCTGCTCCCCAGTTTCCAAATCTGTAGTAACTATTTCACCGTAATAGCTTAACACATCTTGCTTTAAAGAGAATACACAAATAATATTCGCCTCAATACAAGCCTCATTAACTAGCTTACTAACTATCTCTGGTGTGAAGTAGTCATATTTGCTAAATTCGTTTCTCCCATCCTTTTTTATGGGATGGCTTTTTATAAACAGCCTTGCTGTGGCTAATTTTGATAAAACATTTTTCATTACTTTTGCTTTTTATAGTTATTAATTAGCCTTGTTACCGCAAGGCTTTTTGTTTTTACTTTTTCACCCACTTCACAGATGTAAAGTCAATATCATTTTTAGTAACTTAGGCTTCTAACTCTTTCAAATCTTTAAGCCTTTTTGCATTATCAATTAATCCGTTCCAATCGCTACCAGTCCAGTAGTAAGTGTTGTTTGAAACTAATTTTGTTATTACGTACATTATTTTAATTTTATAAATAGTAAATCATATATTCTCCCATCAACCACCCATAACAAACACCTATCATTAAATCCTGTATGTATGTGCAATAGCTTTTGAACATACTTTGATACTACTAATGGGTATATTTTTAAATACATTGTTTGTTTTTTAAATAAGGCTGTTGCTCTTGAATGTTGGCTTGTTTAAGCATTTCCAACCCAGCCTGTTTATCTCAACCAAAACGAAAAACTTTTTTAAAAGTCAGGGCTAAGAATAACCCCGACTACCTTAAACCTTCGATTATGAACTTAGTTTGATAACAGTATTACCGCTACTGCCAATGCTATTAGTAAATACAATTCGTAATTCATACACTTTCTATCCTCTCTTTCTGCTCTCATTCTAGCCCCACTAATTTGGATAGGCTTGTAGTATGGTGTTTGTTTTTTTGCCATTTTTAAATAGTTTATTAGCATGATTATTGAAAAAATAAAAAGTGCCAGGGTGGAGTAAAAAAAATAGTTTCATTTCTTTAGTTTAATAGTGCTGTAAGCCTTTGTTTTAAATTATAAAGCTCTTTTCGGCAATACCATTTAGCTTGTCCTGTGGCATCCTCAACTCTTTGTGTGTAGTATTCAATTCGCCACTCCAAAAATTGTATTTCAAATAGGTTTTGCATATCAAAAAACTTTATCTAATAAATTGGTTAAAACATCATCATGCTTTGCCTCTAAAACAGTGGTCATATTGATGTAGTAGTTATTGTCTATAACCTCAAACATTTCCTTAACCCGTTTCATTTCGTTAAGAATTTCAATTGCTTTTTTATGCTCTTTTATTTTTTCGTCTATAGTCATGGTTTAAAGTTTTTAAGGTTATTAATTTGTTTTTATCTTCTCCCTCTTGGAATGGTGTAAACTCTCACTTTTCCGTATTGGCAATTATTTTGTACTAATCCTTTACCATCGTTGGCTATCCAGTTGCTAGGGTCATCTACATTAAAAAAGCCTTTTCTGCTTACTTCTTTTGGCAGCCTAACGCTTTTAGTTGCTGTACGTGGTGCCTGCCATTGAATTGATAATTGTGTACTCATTGTTTTATAGTTTGGTTGATTATTATTTCTTCTAAAGCATCAATTAGTATATCTAATAATGGGTTGTGCATTAGGCTAATATTCTATCTCTTTTAGAAATTCTTTTTCTCATAAAATCTAATACCAAAACCGCTGTGTCATTATCCTTTACATCACCGTTTAAATAGTAGCTTAAAGTAGTTTTGGTAATCTTAGTTTCTTTCTCAAATGCCTCCCTATCTTTCATAGTTACATCAGGCTTAATTTTTTTTAGGGCTTCTGCTAATCTTTGCTTTTGGGTTTGTTCTATTTGCATTTTAAAATATTTTGTTTTACTTTTGTTTTGTGAGTACAAATATATAGAACTTTTATAGAACAAAACAAATTTTTATTAAACTTTTTTAAAAATATTATTGTAACAATGTTGCAAAAACAATAAAATACAAGGCTGTACTACATCTTAGAGGCTATAACATAAATAAACCCCTGTAGAAACAGGGGTCGGTTTTATCAAACTAACTGCTTATGAGAAAAAATTACCTTGTTCTTTACCCTCAAAGTAAAGTAGTTTTGCCCTGCATCTTAAAAAGTTGGTAACCTACTAACCACAGCAGCACCATGCCTTAAAAGTTTTAAACAAATTAAAAATTAATTAATGCAGGGCAATATTTTTTATGAATATTTTTTATAGGCTGCCGCCAGTTTTAAATCGTAATCGTCATTAGTTGTAAATGGGTTTCCTTTGTACCCAGCCCCATTATATTGCCTTGCAAATGATGCCCAATTTTTAGCTCTTAATTCATCATCTAGCTTATCATGCTTTACATAATTAATAAAGCCTACCAATTGCTCATATTCCCCTTTTTCAAAAGCAGCAACCATTTCAAACACACTTTTAAAACCACACTTTTTAAAGTTGAAACCCATTACTTGAAATGCTCCCCAGCTTGCACTTAAATAAGCGGCTTCTTTATTAATTAATGATGCTCTTTGCAATCTACCATGTTGCTCACTTTCTTTGCCATATTTTCCTCTAGTCCATTTAGGGTAAAGAATATCTGCATACTTTGGTAAAAATGCAGTAGGCTTAATTCTAGCTACCCTTTGTAATTGCTGCCAAAAAATATGAGGCTCAAATAGTATTTTAATTTTACCATTTGGCAAAAATCCAGCCCCTCTAGCTTCTACTTCATTTACTGCTTTTATGGTTGCTACATCGCAACCTAAAGTAATTGCAGCCGCTTTAAAATTACTTTCTGTTATCATAAATTATTTTTTGCGTTTATATTTAATTGGGTATTCGTCGTTGTAACCAAAACACAAATCATACAAGTATGCTAGTGTAATTATTGCTAATGCTATGATGAATAATTTACCCACTCAATTATATTTTTCTTCTTTTATTCAACGAAATAAAACATTGATAAACAAGCATTTATTTACTTCTTCTTTGAATTTCTTCCTTGAATTATTATTGTAAATAAATAGAATTCAAAGAAAAAGTTTTATTCGTCTAATAATCTTTTATATCGCTACATCTTAACCCTTTTGTGTAGCTGTAGTAATTGATATAATGCTCTATATTTTCTCCATTATCATCATACCATTTAAAAATTAAACCTTTCTCAATTTCATTATCAACATCTAGTTTTACATCGCTAAAGTTTAGGTAGAAATCGTTAAAAAGACCTATACCACCTACTTCATTATTAACCCATCCGTCAAATTCTACTTCTTGCTTTTTGCAGAATATATCAATGTACTTTTGGCAAACATTGTTATACTCTAATTTTAAATCTTCTAGTTTTACTGACATACTAACCTTTTAAATTTATCGCATTCAAAGCCTTCGTTATCGTCTTTTTGTGGTGTAAAAAAATATTGGCTTTGTACTGCATTAAATTCTTCAATCTTTGCATTTTCAATATTTCTTCCACAAATATTTTTAATGCCGCATTCTAAATTTGTACATATTGTAAAGTTTGCCATACTACCTTTTTCTTAATTGTATATAATTAACCAAAGATTTTAAATTGTTTATTTACTACTCACCCAATCTAACCAGTTACTTAGTTCTAAAAAATCATACCCATCACATACGTGTATCAACAAACAATTTTTATCCCTAGATGGAGATACGTATATTACATAGTCAGGAAATTTTAAGCTTTCTTTCCACAACTCACTTGTTTCAAAAATAGGAATACCATCAGTATGATATTTAGTAAAATTTCCTTTTTCCTCATATAAATCTTTATACAAAGAAATGTCATCAACAACAACTCTTAATGTTGCTGTTTCTAATGTGATGTGTGCTGTTTTTAAAACATCTTGTATGTCTTCCATATTACCCAAAGATTTTATATTTTGAACGAAACCAATATCCACAAACGGCACCGCCAACAAAAACGGCTAATATCCATTGCCAAAAGTCTAGTACGCTTGTTTTAGTGTCTTTTTTTAAGGTGGTTGTAGTTGCCGATACTTCTTTGGTTTCATTTGTTTTTGAGCTACTTACCGATTGTAATAAAGCCTCTTTATTTCTCAATTCCTCTTGTAGCATATCATTTGCTAGTGAATAGCTTTTTATTCTACCCTTGTACTCAATAGTGCCATCTGCATACTTTTTAATAGTGTTATCTTGATTATTGATGTAGTTGTTTTGAAATACTATTAAATCGTTTAAATCGCTTATAAGCCTATTTACACTATCCTTGTTTAGCAAGTCTAAATCTTCTGGTATTATTGGTAGTGTTGGGCAAGGTGGACAAACTTTGTCCTCAAAAACTATTTCGCTTTTCTCTTTTTGGGCTATACTTTTTTTAAGTAAATCATTTTCTTTTTTAAGCAAATTGTTACTATCAATTATTGACTTTACAATGCTGCTATCAAGCGTTGATTTTCCTTTATCAATATGCCTAGTTGTTTTGCAGCTAGTAACACCCATAAGCATTGCAAACAGCATAAGTAAAAGTATTATTGCAAATAAAAATCTTGGTATGTTTAGTGGTTTCATACAGTTATTTTTTATCTTGTTTGCCTTCCATTTTTATAAGGATGGTTTTAATATTTTCGTTTATTTCTTTTACATCTGTTTTATACTCAGCTTGGTTTTGCTCTAGGAACTCAATTTTAGTAGCTTGTTTTTCTACCTTAGTTCCTAAATTCCATAACCAAATAGTTATGCCAGCAATGATGGGTAAAAATGCTGCTAATATTTCCCATAGTTTCGGCTGCTTGTTCATTTTTTGTACGCTTTAAAAAGATAATATCCTGTTAGTAAAAAGAATATTGCATTTTGGATTAAAAAAAACCATTCTGTTTGCCTAAAACTTGCTACATAATGTAATAAATCTAGTAAGCTAATAATAACTATTAACGTAAATATTCGATGCCATACCTTTACAAATACTAATAAAGAATTATGACCTATCCATTGTGCCTCTTGCAAGTGCTTTTCTACTGGCTTTAATACAAAACATACACAACACATGATTAAAGTGAAGGAAACTAACTCACAAATATGTTTTGCATACCATGCTATACTTATTGCTAATTCTTTATTATAAAAGAATGGGTGTATTGTTTGATTGCTACTAAAAGCCCTGTGAGCTGTATTAAAAAATACACTTAAAAAAAATAGTATTAGTGTTGTTTTTACGCTTTTTCTCATACTAATTTTAGTTTATTGGTGGTAAGCCTGTTGGTGGTGGATTAGTGCCGCCACCTGGTCCTAATGGTTCGTATAATGCTACCCAATTTGTACCGTTCCAATACCAATAATTATTATTATAATGATACCATACACCAGTAATACCCGTACTTGGTAAAGCATCTACAGGAATAATTACTACAGGCTTATCGGTTCCATTTGCATACACTTCGCCATTGGCTAATAAGGCTTCGCAAGACTCCAAAACTCCACTTAATCCTATTCTACAAATAAGCATTATCAAACTATTTTCTGCATAACCTAACGCTAATAAAATAATAGCTGTAGTATCTGATAAAATAGTAAGTGCCTTTTTTAATTTTCTAAACCACTTAGGAGCTGGTTTGCCTGTATTATCTGTACTAAATGTTGTTTGTGCCATTTTATTTTGTTTTTGTTAATTTAACTATCGTTCTTTAGTGGTTACAGTACCTTGTAAATTAGTTGCTGTAACGGCAGTTTTTTGGACAAATGGTAGAATACAAGCATTATCATACAGCAATACCCCATCACCGTTATTTACATTATTTATTACAGGAATACTCGCTACTGGAACAGACAAATCAATTAACCTACGTGCTATAAATACGCTTGCTGTACCACTTGTAAGGGTGGTGTTTAATGTAACTGACTGTATAGATTGTACACCAACATCACCATCTTGTAATTCAAACCAAACCACTGTACCTATTACTGGTGTGGCTGGAAAGTTATTAGGGTCTGTTGCTGTTAACGTAGCTGTTCTGCCAGCCGTGCCAGCACTATTTGTGTATGATATTGTACTATTACTTACTACCGCAGCATTGCCTAAAGCACCTACAGCATAAATACCTATTTGGCAACCCTCACCATTTATTGTACCATTATCATCTCTTGCAGGTAAGGCAACACTATTAATAGTTTGAGCCGTTGTAGTTGTTATTACTAAGCCGCTATTTACCCAAAGCACATCGTATAAAGAATATACACCTGGAACAGTTGCCGTTAATGAGGCTTGCGTTAAATATCTTGATTTACCTGCACCTGCATCGGGGAAAAATATACACCCTGCATCTGTGGTAGTTGTACCATCTGTAGCTCTACCTGCTAAGCCTGGTGTACCTGGTGCCCATGCACCTAATGTACCTGCATCTTTCCAAAAGCCATAATGATAACTTGCTGCATCGGATTGTGTACCTGTTTTACCAAAGGCTTTTGTTAAGCCTGTAATTGTGCTTGTTAATGATAATGATTTAGCCCATCCTTTACCTTTTTCGTAATAAAGCCCTTCGCCTGCTCTTAATGTGTATGTTGGTGTTTCTTTATTTTCTGTACCACTAACATCATAAAGTACTGTTACATTATTTTCGGCTGCTCCTATATTGATAATAGAAACTTTGGTTACTTTACGGCTGGTAGATGCTGCTGGTACACCTAATATTTCTGTAGTAGTAGCTGTGGTTATTTTGCCCAAAGCTGTTACATCTACACCTGCTCCACTTGATGTTTCTTCAAAGTAAGTAACCGTATAATCTATAGCACTTGTGCTAGATGTGGTTAACTCTAATTTTTGGGTGGTTGTGCTTAAAACTATTTGCCCAAAACTGGCAAATGATGCCATACATAAAATTGCTAAAATTATTTTTTTCATCTGTTTATTTATTTGAAATTGATTTTACTTGTGCAAAATTTAACCCACTGCCACCACCACTTACATTAACCGTTAAAGTATTGCCGCTATTTGTAGCCGTTACCCCCGTACCTGTAAAGTTTATGGTTGTATTTGCACCTGCTGCCCCTTGTGCTACGCCTTCATCTTGCATGGTTATATTGGCTTGCTTTGCTGTTAAATCTGTAGTAAGGTTGGTTACATCGCTTTGTGGTATTGTAGTGGCTATGCTTAAAAGCCCTGTACCACCACTAGTTTTTACATAACCATTTGTAGATAAATTACCTATTGATACTGCACCGCTAGAGTTTATTGTCATGCGGCTGTTATTGCTAGTCCAAAAGTTTAAATCTTGTGCTGTATAAGTACCAATATTTAAAGGCATATTTACGGTGAACAATGCCCCATTATCTGCTTGCTCAATACCTGCACTACTATAACTGGCAGGATAGGCTTGAAACCTAATGCTTTTTGAGAAAGCAGCCGTTGTACCTAATTGTAAAGCAACTGGTGCTGTAGTAGATGTGGTATTAAAGTAGGCACTAAAACCACTTTTAGAACCTCCAATATCTGTGCTTAGTGGATTATCTCCAATTGTTAAATTAGTTGTTTTGGTAGTTCCTACTACCTCTAGTTTATTTGATGGAGAAGTAGCTCCTATGCCTACATTACCTGCATTGCCGCTATAAATATCACTACCACTTGTTACCCATTTACTAAACTGATTGGTAGTGCCTTGTGTTATGCTATCCGTGTTTAATGTTGGGAAAGCACCGTATGAGTTTAAATAACCATTTGGAGTGTTTGGGTATGTTAAGCCGCTACCGCCGCCACCTACACTATCTTTTACTTTAAACTGCCTGCCATTTACATTAAGTGTAATAGTATCACCAGTTTTTGATAATGATAGGTTATTTAAGCTATCAATTAAATTGGCGTATGTTACTCTTTGCGTAATAGCTGCTGTATTGGCTGCTACTTGTGCATCGGTTAAATTTATTTGCCCGTAAATATTTTGCTTTGCACTATCTACATAGGCTTTGGTTGTTACTGTACTGCTATCTACTTTTAAATTTTGTACATTGCCTGCAATGGTTTTTGTTAGTCCAAAACCTACTGTGGTTGCTGTGTCTGTTCCTAATGGTGCTGTATTGGTTAATACACCGCTTAACATGGCTAATCCGCTACCTAAAAAAACATTTGTCATTTTACCATTAGACTGTAACCCTATTAAATTATTAGTAGATGTGCTTGTATTAAGGCTAGATAACATTACACTATCATTGCCAATTAAATTAAGTTTATTGCCCTGTATTGTGGAAGTATTCCTTCCAATGTCAAACAACCCATTATAGCTAGGCTTGGTTACTCTAAAATATTGAGGGTCTGTCCAGTTAATTCGGTATAAATCATTATCGGTAAAAGTAGTGTGTTGATTTAAAGTTCCGCCTAACCCTATTTTTTGACTTAATTTTTGTAACCCGTTGTAAGCATCGTTTACATAAGCGTTAAGCATATCTGCGGTGTCGGCAATGTTTAGTTTTAATGCAAGGTTATTGTAGATAGTAGTGGTGTCTAATGAGCCACTACCTCCACCAAATAAGCCTGTTACGTTACCATTCTTATCTGGGGCTACTCCATTTATACGCAATACAAAAGTGCCTGTTGTGTCTGGCAAATACCAGTTTAAATTATTATGAGTTAGGCTATCGCCCTTTATGTAGCCTCTTAAACTATCTGCAAAGGCATTATTTGTGAGTGTTCTAAATAAATAATCACTAGCATTTATTTGTGTGGCTGTTATTGCTGCATTGGCTTGTAGGCGATTTACTTGTATGTCGTTTGTAGTGGTGTTGCCGTTATTTGTTACAGTTTGCAAGTTGCCTAAATAAGTATTTAAACTATACTGTACAGCAACACCATTTATCCAATATTTTAAATCGTTTCCATAAACAGTTACGCTATCAACTTTTGAATTTATTAACGAAATTAAACCACTTACATCTGCATTTATTTTACTCCATTTTGCACCCGTCCAATAATACAATAAGCTGTCTTGTGGTCTTGCAACAACAGCCCCTATTCTATTAACGCCACGCCTTAAAGAAGTGTCAATAAAAGGTAGTGCAAAACCACTATCTGATTTAACATATTTGAATTGATAGCCAGCTGCTGTTTGTGGTGTGTATGTAATTTGAGAATAGGAATTACAAAAAGAAAATAACAGGAATAATGCAAATACTATTTTTTTCATAATAAATGCAAGTTATAAAAAACGCAACAAGGTTGCAAATTTTATTTAATCTTTATTTATTACAAATCTTGGTAAAGTACATAAGCCTTTTCCTCAGGTTCAAATTCAATTGCCCATGTAATTGTACCTGTAGCTGTGGTGTACTTAGCCTCTTTGTTTACAGGCGTACCACTTGTAACAATTGAGGCATTACCTATACCGTCTTTATGTACGGCTAAGATGTCTTTATTTATCAATAAAGCATCTGTAAATGAGGTTTCTCCCCCAGCGGCTGTAAAGTCTAGTCTTTTCACTTTCGCAATTATTGGTGTGGTTGTGTTTGTTGATTGTGTTATTGCCCCCGTTCCTTCAGCTTCAATTGAAAAAGTTGCAATGTTGTCAAAGCTGCCAATATCTTGACTTCTTTTTATATAAAAAAAAACTTCATCTCTGTATATGCTTACTCCATCCATAGCAGTTCGGGTAAATCTTGTTCTAACTAATACATGGTTTATTTGTAGTTGCCTTAAATTGTATAGATTAAGAAAATTGCTATCACCTAAAGCCACAATGCCGTCAAACGTTAAGGTGAAACTGTTAACAGTAGGCACTATATGCTTAAACTTTCCAGATTCACTTACCGTTTTTTCAATAACTTCAGTTATTACATCAAAGGTTACGCTACGCCCACAAGCAAATGTTTTCCAAACACCTCCATCGTAAAATTCAAGTATGCAATTTTCCCCTTTTACTAAACTATTTGCCATTATATTTCATATAAATAAGTGAACGAATAATTATCTGCTATATCAGTTTCTGTACTATCGTACTTTTCCCAAGCTGTACAAGTGATAAAATTGTTTCTATAATCAAATTCTAAATTTCCAAATACAAAAAACTTATTTGGATAAAGGCTGTATTTAAAATGATTAAGCATAGAAATATTTTGTGAACCTACTTTTATATCGTCAAAAGTTCCCTCTAATTTTAAACGGGTGATACTACGATGTTGTAAGTTGTCAATAGTGGTAATTTCACCAATTCGCTTAGTATCGTTGTTACCGATACGGCTCCAATATTGGCACCGCCTTTGTACTATACTGCCAAAATAAGGAGAAAACAATGTTCCAGCTATTGTACTTCTATTACTGTCATCTATTGAAATACTTGACTCATTATTATTCTTTATTGATAGCGGTTGTAAATCCTTATGTACATGCCCTTTAATTTTAGAGCTGTCATTTACAAATTGCAAAACTTCTAGCCTAATATCTTTATAAATACTTTCTTTAGCTGTTGTTTGTGGCGTAGGTGTTATTTGTGCTAAATAGCAATATAAAATGCCATCAAAAGGTATTTGAGAAGACTTTATTGCTACTGTGTGCCATTGATTAGTATTATCTCCTGTAGGCACTACATAGTTAAAACCAATGTTGTTAATCCAGTTACCATTGTCAACAGGTACTTCATCAACATATTTATTATTTACGCCATCAAAAAGCCTTACCGCAAAAATTAAAGTTGCTGTACCTGGTTGTGAAGTGTTTGTTTTTACTTGAAAACTAAAGTTTATTTTATCTCCTTTGCTTACTTCAATAGGCATGGATTGCACTGACCTTGCTGTATCAAAAGTTGCACCACGTACTACCAAGTATCTTGCGGTTTCATTACCTAAGGCATCTTGCACCACTCTTATAAATCTTTCACTTATTGGAGTTGAGCCAAAATATCCAGTCCAATCTGTAGCCACGTACTCTTTATAAATTTCATTTGCAGAAATAACTACCGTTCTAAGCAGCACCCCTAACTTTTGCAAATCATAATTCTTTAATAAGTATTTGGGCTGCTTATATTCAAATGTTTCACTTACATATTCATAAGGTCGGCTAAGGTATTTTGTTAAACCAAATTGAGGTGAAGTATCTTTGTTAAAACCAAAATCTAAAGCCGTTGGCAATGTTATAATCCCTAAATAATTAAAGCTACTATTGTAAGTAAATCCATTAACTGTACCTGTGTTAATTTCATCCCATCTTACAATTACCCATTCTCCTAAAGCCTGGAATAGAGTAAGCCCAAAGCGTTGCATTATCTTTTGTAAAACATTGTAGCAATTATCATAATTATCACCACTAATAAATGTATCAATATCAACAAAGGTTTGCTCTAAAAAACTTCTATCTGTTCTATGGTATTGCTCATGCAGATTGCAGTAAATATTAAAGCCAATATTTAAGCCTGTTTTATTTAAGCATGAGTAAATAATATTAGCTAAACTATACCTATTATTACTTAAGTTTATTTCACTAAAGCCATTGATAGTACATTGTTGTGGTATGGTAGTATTAATTACTGGAACAGCTACTCTAACAGAAAAATTATTATTGCCATTATTTACTACTTGTGTAGGCGTATAAGTGCCATCAACACCTATTGTTTGATGCCCACTAATTGTAAAAGGTGTACCAACTGCTGGAGTAAATGGTGAATTTGCAATAAAAAACCAATATTGGTTAGGTGGTGAAACTGTAATTACTGCTGGTCTTACATAGCATGGTACTTTTGCCTGTATACCTATCATATCCAAAGCCACATCTTTTAATAAGCCAATATTATCACTGGCAGTTAGCTTTATGGGATGGGTATAATCAACCATTAATTCGCTAAAGTCGTCCTGTACTAAAAAGCCTTTAAACAAAAGTGTTGTGTCTTGTAATAGGTACACTAAAAATTCATCATCTTCATTGCTGTAAAAACTTTCTATCGGGTGTACATTGCCCTCGTTTAATAGATTTATTGTTAAAGATGAGGATTTAATAGGAGCTTTTGGCTCATCACTATCGTATCTATGCAATACAGGATTGGCGGCTAAATTTAGCCTAAAAGTACTGCCAGTATAATTTTTTTGCCATATCTGTAATTGATAAGGCACATCTTTTATGTTGACAAATTCAGCGATATATTTATATCCGTAACTCATTAAAATCCTAGTCTATTATTTGATTGTGTTGTTCTATTAATAACCGTTACTAAGTCTTGACCTCTTAAAACATAAGATGCCACAAAACCACCATTGGCGGCACCGTTTAAAATGGCGTTAGATTGTGCATTAGGTGTAACACTTGCACCGCTTGGAATTGTTAAAAGTTCTGGCCCTCTTTCACCAACTAAAGCTGTACCGCCTGTAAAATTTCGTGTACCTGTGGCAAACTTTGGAGCTTGTATTTTGCTTGCAATACTGCTAATTAAAGTGCCTAATGCTATCATTGCAATACCGCCTAATATACCAGCGGGCTTACCTAGTGTAGCCCTAATAGCAATAATTAATTTTGATGCCGCTATTGCTTGTATTCCTAATTGCTTTAATCCTTCACCTAAACTTTTAAGAATTGAACCAAATAGGTTGCCAAAAACATTACCAATTTTACCATCAGAAAAAGCAGCAGATAAAGAATTGCCTATTGCCTCACCTAATGATGCAAAGGCATTGGTTGAAAATTCTTTTATTTTATCTGTGTATAATTGTGTTGTGGCAATTGTACTTTCGTACAATGCCGTTAAATTTGGAAATCTCAACCCATTAACTCCTACTTTTAAACCATCTTGTATGCCAGTAGCTACACCAACACTTTTTAAGTAAGCTATTTTTTTTAACTCATCTATTTCATTTAATGTAGTGGGTAATCCTGTTAAAAATTCTAATTTAGGCTGTACAGGTATAGGTAATACTAAAGTGCCTTTATTAATGCTTTCCCTTGCTAATTTATTGGCTAAAGCCTCTTCAAATGGGATGCTGCCAAAGTCAACATCAAATTCGCCTGCTTGTGGTTTAAACGATATTTTTTTAAAAGGAATTGATAAATCTTTTGCACTTGATTTTAAGGTGGTGCTTAAACTTTTTACTTTCTTTTCCGTTTCTTTAAATAGTGTGCCAGCCGCTGCATCGGTATCTAATAGCTTTCTTAATTCAGCCTCATAAAAAGCCGTTTCTTCAGTATTTTTTTGCAAGGCTTCCTTTTGCCTATCAAGCCCTTTTGTTACTTGAAATGTAGCAGAACCTTGCACACTAAACCCGCCAATTGCAGCCGCTTTTACATTATCCCACAGCGTTAAATTATCGGATAGCTTACTATTTATTACCTCATATCTTTTCTCAGTAGTTTTGGCAATTAAATTTTCAACGCCTCTTATTTTAGCTTGCCTTACTAAAGCCTGTGTTTGCTTGTCAATTAAATCAGTAGCAAAGCCAGTATTTATATTTGATAAATCTAATTGCTTATTAAATACATCATACTCTTTGTTTAAAGCACCTATTGCCTCCTTTCTTTTAGCATCGCTATTATTTACATCTTGTGCAATAGATACCAATGCTTTTAGCCTTGATACTTGACCTGCAACACTTGCTTCAGCTTCACCTAATGCTTTGTTTAGATTTCTTTGTGCTTTTTCTGCATTGCTAACACTATTTACAAAGTCGGCTATTTCGCTACCAAATGAAATGAATAAACTACTAACCACAGATAAGGCAATGCCTATACCAGCAGGGCCAAGCAAAGAAGACCCTAAAGCCTTCAATGCACTGCCAGTGCTACCACTACTTTGTTGTAACCTTTGAAAACTCTCTAATAATGGGTTTAAGTTATTAGCAATACCGATAAATCCAAATGGAGCATCTTGTGCAACCCTGCCTAAATTTAACAAAGCATTACTAGCTTGTGCCGAACCCCTAACTGAGCCTTTTAAACTTTCTGTAGTCCTATTAACTGTACTACCTAAATTAGACAAACCGCCTGCTACATCTTTTACCCCGCTACCAGCTAATCTACCTAATGACCTCTCCGTTTTAAGGGCTTCGTTTGCTGTATTTGATAGCCCACGTTGTGCCTCAGTCAAGCCCCTTGTAAGACTTGACATATCTGCACTACCAACGACTTTTAAAACTTCATCAGCCATTTTCTTGTTTTTGTTTTTCTAAAGCGGCATGAACCCGTTTAATTGTTTCAATCATTTCTTTGCTTACTCCTTTACCACCACTATCCTTATAAATTGACGGCCAGGCATTATCAAACTGTGAACCTTTAACATATCCAGCACAACTAAACTTTGCCACGGCTCTCATCAATTCGTTATTCTCATCCCTTTCATCAAAATAGCCCTTACAAGCGTAATAAAACTCTTGAGGGCTACTTGTATAATATTCATAAGGCGACCATTTAAGCCTACCAAATGCTATCTTTAAACAATCATTTAAGTATTCCTGCTCACTCTTGCTTTCTTTTTTTTTACACCCTCTTTTTCAGGCTCTTTTTCAAAGTTAAATTCCTCTTGAAAGGCTTTTTGAATAGTTATAATTTGCTCATTACTCAACTTATCTACCATGTCGCACACTTGTTCAAATGTTACTTCTAATGGCTCCCTTTTTTGATAAGCATTACAATAAAGCCCTGCATAAATTAAAGCATAGCTACTTGTAATTTCCTGTACATTTTCATCAACATACTTTGCCATTACGTGCAAAGTCATTTGATTAAACTTTAAGCCTAATTCTTTGCCGCCAAAATCTATTTTTATGTAACTCATAAATTAAGCTGTTATGGCTTGTGTTACTGCTCCAGCAACTTTGATACTAGCATTAAATGTACAAGGCTCATTTAAGCTGTAGTTTTCGCTAATGCTTAACAAATAACCCTTACCAGTCTTAGTTACATCACCAGTTACGGCTGTAGCTACTGGTTTAATTCTCCAGCCAATCTTTGTTTTTGCTTGTTTTGCAGCATACAAGTCTGCTCCGCTAATTTTGCCAGTTGCAGGGTCGTAAAGCTGTATGCCCTCAAACTCTATTGTTTCAGTAGTTGTACCAGGCAATATTTCTGTACCGCAAAAACTTGAGGCATCAATTTCGCTGTCTTCACTATTGAAATCAAAAGACTTTAAACAAACAGTTGTATCGTATGTTGTACCGCCAGCAGGGTCAATCTCAAGTATAAAGTCTTGACCTTTTTTTTGATTTTCTGCCATTTTAAAAAGTATTTAATTGTTTTAAATGATTGTTGATACAAATATAATAATTATTTGCAACGTGGATGCAAATTTTATTTAATAAAAATTAAGTGTTCAAATGTTAGTGTT